TGCGCCTGTGGCCGCACCTGTGCCCATGCCGATTGCGCCTTCGTACTTCAACGCATCGAGCACCGAGTACGCGCTCATGCCAATCACATCGCTGGCCGCCTTGGTCCAGCTGGGTAAACCGTCTTTGAACTCTTTGCTGCGCTGCTGGGCCAGCGTCTCCAGGCGCTTGAGCTGCACCTTCTCGGAAGGGGTAATGGTCCCCATGACTTCCTTGAAGTTGAGAAACATCTGGCGCTGCTTGTCCCAGCCTTGCTCAAGGCCCGCGGGTACAGAGCGCAGTGTGTTCTCAATCGTGCCAAACAGATCTAGGTCGTCGTGCGATACCGCAGCGTTGTCCCGGTTGGAAAAGTACTCCGAGGTTTTGGGTGTTTGCCGTTGAATCTGATCGATCGGCAGATTGCGCATGCGGTTAATGCGCTCGAGATCAAACTTATTGTCGGCAGCAAACTCGGCCGACACGCCACTCTTGTTGCCAAGCTTTAGGTTCTTGGCGTAATCATCTGGGTTTTGCTGAAAACCAAATGACAATGACTGCCTGGTGCGCTGGGACTTCTCTTCCAGCAGCAGCTCGTTGCCAATCAGGGTTTCAAGGTCGCGCTGCCCCATGTCGTTGTCCTATTTCTTGTTGAGTGCTGAAATGCCACGCAGGATTTGGTCTTCTGTCGGCTGCACGCCTTTGGCTGTGTAGGCATTGATGACCTTTTCGCGATCGCCTGGCCGGCCAAAATTGCGCACATCACGCACCTCAAACACGCGCTTGTCCTCGTAGCTAATTGAGCCATTGCCAAACAACCCGCCCTTTTGCTCCATCCTGACAGGGCCCACCATCAGCAAAGTGTCGATAACTTGCGTCTTCTCATCTTCGCGCAGCGGTCGGCCCAGGTTTTTCTGCTTAGCCAGAATGACCTCTTCGACACGATCGTTGAGCTGCGCCATCGTGGCCTTGATTCTCTTGCCTTTGTCAGTTTTGCCGTCCGCGTCATACACCGCAATGCCTGCCTTAAAGGCACGCGAATCCAGCAAGTCTTTGTCGAACTTGACGGTGGCTGCGTCTGTCTGGAGTTTGCGCTTGTAGGTAATAGCCTTGCTTACATTACCTCGACCAAGATCTGGAACAAGCGCCCGAATTTCGTCCTCTGACATACGGCTTAGTCTGTCTGGATCTTCTGTCAGCATCTGATAATTGGCGTCCTGATTGATGCGCATTTCTTCTCTGCTGCCTGCGCTCATTCCTTCTGGTTTTCGGAAATTTTCAATCTGGTTTTCAAGCTGCGCTCGATCAGTGCCGCCCAGGGCTTTCCACTCTGGCATAGCGCGGATCTTGGACATTGACTGTTTAGCCAGCACCGCATTCCAGACAGCGTCGCGATTGGCGTTCTCAGTGCGCTGCTTGTCTTGCAGCTTGCGCAATTCTTCCGTATTGCGCGCAGACAAAATTTGCTGGCGTAGTCTTTCCTGAATGCTGCCAGGCAAGTTGCCCCATTCAGGCATCTGCATAATGACATCAAGCTTGTCACCCCTGCCGGCAGCCGACCAGACCGCATCTTCGTTTCTGCTGTTTGAGCGCTGCTCTCGTGCCCAGTCACGACTCTCACGCGCGTCGCGTACAGATGCACGCTGATCTTCATCTCTGCGCAAATCGTCCTCAAATTTCTTACGCAGCGCCGGTCCCAGTTGCTTGTATTCATCCGACCTTTGAATAGCCTCCAGAGCCACGCCATCGGATACCAGCCCCCAAAGCTTGCCCACGCGCTGCTCATTGCGCTTGGCCGACGCAGCATTCCACACGTTGTAGTCTTGCGTTAGCCTGGCTTCCGCTTTGGCCAGCAGATCTGGCTTGTCCTTCAAAGTTGCATCAGCGCGCAGTGCTTCAATGGCCTTCTCCAAGTCGTACACACCATCATCGGTCTTCGGCTTGAACGAATTCGTGACTAGTCCTATAGCAACATTGATAGTTTGGCCATTGTCATTTTGCAGCCGCTCGGCCACGCCAGCGTCATGAAACTGCTTGCGCTCGACTAATTGCTTAAGCGCGACGTCACGTGCGGCAGGATTGTCTTTGTATTTCTCTCGCACCTTCTGCGCCATTTTGTCGATCTGAAACGGCTTGCGGTCATCGCCTTGTGGACCAAGCTCACCGCCGACCAACTCATCGACGTAAGACGATACCTGGGCATCGATGCCCACCACGCCCAGCGCCTTGATCGCCGCGCCCGCATCCTTGTTGTTAATGGCATCACGATGCAGTGCGTAGTACTCGCGCGCAGCCAGAGGCTTTTGCTCTTCAAGCAAACGATTGATCACCACGGTGTGCATGTCGCTTGTCGCGTCCAGCACCATCTGGTTGATCGAATTCTTGCTCATGCCTTGCGCGCTACCGTACAGGCGAGTGGCTTCCACAACGCGCACCATCGAGTCTTGTAGCGCAATCGGGTCCGTGAAGTTGCGCGAGGCGTTCTCGATCTCGGTCTTAACGGTCCCTTGCCACACGTCTTTCTGGTAAGCGCTGGCCTGCTGATGCTCGTGTGCTCGCACACGCTCATCAAAGCCCGCCTTCATCTGCGCAGCACGCGCTTGAAACTGGCGTTTCTGGTCGTCGTTGCCCAGGGTGTTTAAAATCTCGGCGATCTTTGCGTCGTACTTGCCGCCATACTCTTCGGCCAGGGGCTTGCCACCTTCGCGGTTGTAGACTTGCTCGCCCTTGAAATTGAATGCGCCGCGCTCACGGTTGGGTTGCGCGGCCTTGGCAATCTGAAACGCCACACCTTTCATGTCTGCCGACTGCGCAGGCGCGTCAGGTGTGTTGTCGCCGTAAAGCAGCTGATTGTCGACAGCATTGAGCTTGTTGAGCGCGTCTTGCACCCGGAAAGCATTGGCCTCGTCGCGCGCCTTGTTGATGGTGCGCATCATGTCTTGCACACCCTCGCGAATGCCCGCGCTGGCGTCCGGCATTATCGGGTTGATCGACGGCGAAGGCAGTGTCTGGGTCTGTGACTGCGACTGTTCGTATACTGGAATGCGCGGCATGAGTTACTCCCACCACTGTTTCTTGACGCCAATGGCGTACACATCGCCCGCGCCCGAGAGCAGCGACCCGACTGCCCGCCCCTCGTAAGCACGCGCACGCGCCTCGCCTTCAAACTGCTCGGCAGCGCTTTGCGTGCGATAACCCCAGGCAGCGCGCATGGCGTTGTTGCGAATGGTCAGCGCATCGCGCTCGCCCATGGCGGCCGATTGCTGCAGCACGTCACCAAAGGATCCACTGGAAATCTCGACGCCAGAGGCGCCCATTGAGGCGCGCTGTCGGCCCATAAACTGGCGCACCTGCTCGCGCTGCTTTTGCTCTTCGACCGCGGCGCGGTCCACTGTGTCTTGCGCCTGGTACTCGCGCACCTGGGCGTTGTAGTTAGACAGGGCGCGCGCGTCGTCGGCTTGCTTCATAGCCGAGGCCGCAGAGACTACCGAGCCCATCGCACTGGCTATCATCAGCGTTGTCGGTTCACACATGATTTGCTCTCATATCGAAACGATGGAACGGCAGGCCATCGGGCCCGTGCGGCTGCGCATCGTGTATGGTGAATCCCAGCCACTTCAGCCACGCAATCGCGCGCCGGTTGCGGGCATCCACGTGATTCACTAGATAATTGTACAGTTCGGACATGCGATCCACATAGGCTTTATTGCGCCTCAGGAAGGCTTTTGCGTGATGATCGATCTCGCTGGTGCCAATCATCCAAGGAACACCTGTCGAGCTCAGCATCGACGCTGACACAACACCAAAGATGCACACCGGCCGCCCGTCGACCAGCCCGGTCCAGCTCGAGGTCGAGCAATCGATCCCGCGCCGCAAGGCGTACTCCGGGCTCACGCGGTTGGCTGCCCATAGCTCGTCGATGTCGGCTTGCCGGATGATGGGCAGCATGGGCGCAACGTGCGCCTGCTCGGCCGGCACCACAGCGTACTCATGCGCCACCAACACTGACCTCCGGGATCACTGCCAGAATGGAAAGCGGCAGCGGATCGGACTGGCGCACAAACACCCGCCCCTCTTTGTTCCAGGTTGCTGGTATCAGTACGTCGGCAATACCGGTCAGCGTGCTTACCGGGTCGTCGTAGTTCTCCTGGGCGCGCTGCTTGTACTCGATCAGATTGCTGGCGTTTCGCCCAGCAAAGATGCCGCGCGACTCTTCCACCAGCAGGCGCACAGCCTGGATGATCTTGTTCTTGTCGCGGATCGTCTCACCCTGGGGCGCGCTAATGTCCAGCGTCTCGAAGTCCGCCTCGATCGGCAGGCCGATGTGCACCACGCCAGCCGCCTGGTCGAGCGTCACGGCACCACTGGCCACCACCTCTTGCGGCGCCACGTGGCCATCAGCCAGGATGCTGACCGTCTTTCCGTTTAGATGCGACAGGCCAGAGAAGCTCTTGCGAGCGTGCGTCCAAGCCGAAATCGCGGCGCTACGCAGCTCGGTGGCCACATCACGGTTGATCGACACGGTGACTACTGTTGCGCTGGTGCGTGCGGTTATAAGCAGGCGCAAAATCCTATTGTCATCGTCAACCAGGTGGATCTCGCTACCCACGTCGCCTGCGACAAAGTAGCTCGCGCTGGCCGTGAGAGTAAAGGTCGCCGCGCTGCCGTAGGTCCACACGCCGCTGGATGTCAATGTCATAGTAGTGGCGCCGGTGTTGCGCCCGTCATAGGACAACCCGCTGTCGACAAAAAATGCGTCTTTGATGTCGCTGATAAATCGCGTGCTCATGCGCTCGACATAGCGCTTGGTGACACCACCGATGGTGCGCTTGACTGCGATGTAGAGCGCATCCTCCGTACCTTCCGAGATCACGCACACGCTTTCAATCTCACCGTCAGTGTCGTGCCGATGCCAACCGATAACCTGCTGCTCGCGCATATAGGTCATCGACAGCAGCACACCATCGTCTCGCACGCACCACACGCACGAAAACGGCACTTGCTGGTAGGCCCACTCCTCGATCTGGTAGCCCTGCACCAGGTGCGAAGACAGCACGGTCAAGTCATTGCCGGTGTACGAATCGCTGGCAAACTCATAGCCCAGGTCGCGCACAGTCGAGCCCTTGTCCTGCAAGTAAAGCGCTGTATTGCCAATGATCTGCGGCGGCACAATGGAGCTGCCGCGGTAGCCTTGCTGCTTGATGTTGATCGACGACGGGGTGATCGTGTCGTTTTCGCTGCCCGAGACAATCCATTCGCCGCCAGAGGTCAGCAGCACCAGCTTGTCCAGGGTGAGCATGTGCCGGATGGCATTGACCTGGCGCGATGCGATGGTGAAGGTTACCGCATCGTCGTCGGCGATTGGGTTGCTCTTGCCAAAATCCACGTAGGCATTCGTGCGCGACATCCACACGGTCTGCGGTTGCGCCGGGGTGTTCGCAAAGCACAGGCGCTGCTGGTGAAACGTCACAGTCGAGGGATAGCCTTGCGTGCCGCCCCAGGCCTCAAAGGCCCACTTGTAGGTTGCGCCGCCAGATCCAACGCTTGCGTCCGGGATGCGCAGCTTGACGGTGGCCGATACGCTCGTGCCGCTTGAGTAGGCCGTAATCTCGCACACACCAAAACCAGGATGCAGAAACTCCCAGTTGACTGCGCCGTCGCTGGCAATGTCTGCCTCGTGCGTGGGGCGCAGCGTGCCGGTGGTGGCCGTCGTGTTGGCCTTGTAGTACTTGCCATCGGAGCGGCGAATGTCGCCAGTCGAGACAGACTTGCCGGCCTCCCAGGGCTGGCCATAGTCTTTTTGCTCGATGAAAAAGAGCTGGCCGACATTGGCCGCGGTGAAGATCGAACTCGACGCGGTCAAGGTGATGCTGCCTGTGGCAGCGCTGGCATAGACCGTGGTGGTGGTCGTTGTGTTGGTGTCCTGAAACGGGCCCTTGATGTTGGCAAACTCGGCCACCGTCCAGGCGTCATGCGCGGTGCGGCTGATGGTGCGCGGTGCGTAGCTTGGGTGGCACACGTAGAGCACGTCGGCCGATTGCGTGAAAGTGAGCTGCGGCAGGTCCGATTCGCTCCAGGGTGTGGCGACACTGACAGGCGAGCCCGCCGAACCGCCCGAGCTGTACACCACCTGGCCGGCGTCCTTGTAGACGCGCATGGTCTGGTGGCCAAACTCGAGCACGTAGGTCTGTGTCGTCGAGAAGGCGAAGGGAATCAGCCGGTGACGGCGCGAGCTGCTTGCGACTTCAGCCAGGAACGCTGTGCCGGCCCGGTTTCGCACCCCACCGTAGGTCTGCACAATGAAATTGCGGCAAGTCTTGAGGCTCGTGCTGTAGCGCGCCAGGTCCACGCGCCCATAGAGCGAGGGCGAGAGCTCGCCGCCGGTGAAAGATGACTGGATCAGGCTGCTGCCCATGCTCTACACACCCCGGATGGCGATAAATTCGGAATCGGCGATCGGCGCTTCGGTGGTTTCCGACAGATTGGCTGCGGCTGCAGCCGAGGACACCAGCGTATAGGCGCCGCGCGCTTGCTCGGCCACTTTGGGCTGCACAGCCAGCGGCATGGCGATCTCGGAGGCCAGCAGATAGGCCAGCGCCGAGACAAACATCGGGTCAAACAGCGTCGGATCTTCGACCCGCACGGTGTATTGCAGCTCGGCCTGGGCCTGGTTGGTGTAAATCACGCGCACGCCGTTGTCATTGGCGACTTCAAAGGGAATTCGCTGATCGTTTCGTGGTGTGGCCAGCCCTTGCACGACGATTGCGCGAGCGCGCAGACAGTCCGATGGGTAGCCGTACTTGTATTCCCAGTTGGTAGGCGCGGTGCCTGCGTCGGCCAGCGTCACGCGACGATTGGCAAAGCTCCACTGGTAGTCGCGCAGCGCGTAATCGCGCATCGATTCGTAGAACAGGTTGCACGCGCGCGCCTCGGCACTGGCCTCAGTGAGGCTCGAGATGAAATTGGACACGCCAATGCGTGCCAGCGCCATGTTGCAGATGGAGATGACCGAGGCTGCCATGTCTTAACCCTGTGGATAAAGTACCGAAGCGGGGTCTTTCTTCTCGCCAGGTGCAAGCTCCAGGTCGGTGATCTGGATCTCGACACTCATCGATTTGCCGTCGTCTTGCGTTTCGTAGGCGCTGGTGCTCTTGACGTAGCCTTTGGCCATGACTTCCATCTTCGCGCCCACATTAGGCAGCGTGGTCATGCCAAGCTTCTCGAGCTCGTCTTTGCCCAGGTGCAGGCACAAACCGTAGGGATAGCGCGGCTCGTCTTTCTCAACCATGCCAGGCTCTTCCTCGACCTCTGGCTTTGACTTCATGTCGACCATGTCACACTCCGAAAAGCAGGGGCACTGGGCCCCTGCGGTTTAGATGACTTCGAGTTCCTGCGGTGTCGCCGTCTTGGCCAGCTCGGAAAAAGTCTCAGGCTCTGCAGCTGCCTTGCCCTTTTTCACCGGCTTGACCTTGGCCACGATCTGCTCGGCTTCCTCGACGCTTACGAACCACTTGCTCTTCGTGCCCTCGGGAACCTCAAAGACCGCGCCTGCGCGACGACGCGCGCCCGCATAAAAGCCGTCAGTGATTGCTTTGACTTTCATGATTGCGCGCTCCTATCAGATGCCGTCGGCGTAGGCTTTCCAGTTGGCCGATGCAGGCGTCAGGAAGGCGTTGATCTTGCCTGCCGTGAAGGCTGCAGTGCCAGTGGTCTGCACGATGCCGATGTAGCGCTCGTAGGTGCCGGCCGGTACGCGAACGCGGAACACAGTCGTGCCCGCGGTCAGGCTGGCCACGGCCACTGCAGGCGAGGTGACGATCTTCGTGGGCGAGGACAACGAAGAGTTGTCGTCCGTAGCCAGCGAGATTGCCAGGGTGGCAGAGCCGCCCGAAGTTGCAGTGGTGTCAACCTGGACCACCAGCTCGAGCTCTTCGCCGTTGCCGATGTCGCGGCCTGCCGCGCCCAGGTCAACTACATCGCCAATCACATAGTCACCGGCTGCACCGGTGTTGAGTGCCGTGGCGTCGGCAAACTCAGTACGCTCGTCGAGAATCATGATGCTTTCCTTTCTTTGAGTGAGCCGATTAGATGCCGGACTCGGTGTTAGTGATAGCGTCGCAGCGGCGCACAGGGATGCCGTCGAACATCGTGACGTGCTTGCCGCCGACCTGTTCAATGGTCAGTGTGGAAGCAGCCACTTTGTTGGCGATCTGGCGACGCAGGAACGAACGCACCGTGCGGTTCATGTAGAACGCAGGACGGCCCAGGGACAGCGATGGGATCAACTCCACAGCCTGAGTCATCAAGTCGATCAGGTCAGGACCGGAGGCAGCATTCTTGACCAGGTCTTCTTGGTCAATGTTGATGCGAACCACATAGCGCCAGTCACGAACCGACAGGCCGCAGTCCCAGCGATAGTGCGTGCGGTAGGCTTCCATGCGCCCACCATTGCCGTCGACGTTCTCGATGGTGACCTGGCCCTTGTCGTTCATGTCCAGGCCAGCTTTCGAGCCCTTGGGATAGATGCCGTGGACCGTGTTCGGGCCCCAGACCACCAGCCAGATCGACGTGTTGTCGGTGCTGTCAGGCGTTGCAGCGCTGGTCAGGATGTTGTCGCCATTAGCTGCCGACTGGTCGTTGAAGCGTGCACCAAAACCTGTGAAGGCCTCTGGCTCAGTGGCTTCAGAACCGTAGAACAGCGTGCCGGCAAACTCCTGGTTCATGCCTTCGATGTGCGCACGGTCTTCGGAAAGACGGAACGCTGCGGTGTTGCCGTTCAGATCGGCCAGGGCCTTGTCGACTTCTGCGTAGGCTTCCATCATGCCGCACGCATCAGTGACCTGCACAGTGGTCGATTTGGTGGGCTGCACGCCGCCGTAGAGCTTACGCCAGGTCGGAGCAGGCAGGCCCGAACGGATCGTGGTGCGGTGGCCGGTGGGCAGGTTGCCCTCGAGCCAGACCATGTCGTCCAGGATTTCGTTGGTCTGAGACAAGATCTCTGCGATCGTGTCGACTTTGCCCTGTGGGTCCAGACGCTTGGTGACGTCCAGCAGGGTTGGGTGGGTAGAAGCAAGCAGTGCCATTTACTTTCCTTTCATTTCATGTTGGGGAACAGACGTTTGCTTTGGTCGAGCTCGCCGCCGCCATTACCTGGCTGCACGTGCGTATCCTCGGCCATCGCTTTGCCAATGCGCGCAAACACTCGCACAAGCTCCGGGTGGTTTCCCATGCCGTATGAGTCGAGCGCTGATTTGAGCTCCGGCGTGCCGAACTTGTTGATCGCGTTTTGAGCGTGCTTCACGCTGGGCGTGAAGGCGTCGCCACCGATCTCCTTGTCCGATTTCATGTCGGATACCCACTTAGCAAGCGTTTGATTCCATCCGTCTTGCTGCTGCTGTACGGTCTTGGCCATTCGGTTGGCATACAAGCTGGCCAGCTTCTGCGCTTGGTCGTTGGTCAGATTGAGCTCGCGCGCAATCGGATCAAACT